GGCATATTATACTGACCGCACAGGTCGCACTCAATATTATCCTCCAACTATTCCTGCAGGTGATATTGGTGGAGTAAGTATCATTGGTTCAGCAGGTGGAGCATATCAACCAGTTATAAATGCTGGTGGAATGCTTCATATTACTGGTAATGATAATGCAGTAAGTCGTATTACAAATGATGCATTTGGTACTGGTGTTTTTCCTGCTTATGTTAGTCGTGCTGCTCGTGGAACTGCCGCATCTCCAAGTGCAATAGTTCTTGGGGATATTTTAAGTCGTTATAGTACAGTTGGATTTGGTACTACAACATTTCCTACAGGACCTGCAGCAAACAATATAGAAGTTTATGCAAGAGAAAACTTCACTAATTCTAGACAAGGTGCAGAATATAGATTTTATAGTGCGCCGATTGGTTCAATCACAAAAACATTAGATTTAACAATTAACACTGAAGGTTTATCTTTTGTAGGCACAAGTAGCACTACTGGTATCACTTTCTACGACAACTCAAGATTAACATACTTCCCATCACAAACAGCAGCAACAGCAGATAAGTTCCTGAAGGTTACTAATGTTGCTGGTAATTATGTAATGTCTTGGGAGACACCTCCTACTATTGTTGGTGCGGTTATCTACAAAGGAACATATAATGTTGTTACCAATACTCCAGGAATAGCAGACACAACAGGACAAGCAGGTTGGGAATATACAGTAGTTGGAACTGGTACAACCAATTTTGGTAGTGGTAATCTATCACTTCAAGATGGTGACTTGCTAATTCATAATGGAACTCACTATGACCAAATTCCTGGACCAAGAACTCAACTCAATTCCGATTGGAATGCCACTGTTGGTGTTACTGCAATTCTAAACAAACCAAATATTGTTAATCAACTTATTGGAGGAACTGGTGTATCACTATCTCCTTCTAATGGAATTGGAACAGTCACAATTAATGCAACTGGAACACAGAACCTCAATTCAGTATTAACTAACGGAAATACTTCGGCACTTGGAATCAATGTTGGAGTTGTATCCGCAACTTCTTATACTGGTAATGGTATAAATCTAACTGGTATTGTGACTTCTATTGTTGCTGGCAGTGGTGGGATTTCAGTGTCAGGTTCAACAGGACGAGTTACGATTAATGCAGTTGGTCAACAAAATTCTGATTGGACTGCAACAGTTGGTGTTACATCTATTGTAAATAAACCAAATATCGTCAATCAAATTGTTGCTGGAAGTGGAGTTGCAATTTCTCCTTCCAATGGGATTGGTATTGTTACAATTACTGGAACACAAAACCTAAATTCAGTATTAGGTTATGGAAATACTTCATCACTTGGAATGAGTGTTGGTGTAGTTACTGCAACTTCTTATAGTGGTTCTGGAACAAATCTAACTGGTATTGTAACTTCTATTGTTGCTGGCACTGGTGTTACTATTTCCAACCCAACAGGGCAAGTTACAGTTAATGCAATACCATCTTATTTTATTTCTACTTCTACTACACAGGCAAGCACACTTACAGTAGATTTTACTGGTCCTGATGTAATATTCTGGCAACCAAGTGCTAATGGAAATAGAACAGTTACACTAACTAATTTTACAGCAAATAGAGGTGTTAGGATTTTTATTACTCCTCATGCTGCTGCAAATACTTTTACATTTACTGGAGTAACTGCAAGTCAGTGTAGTAATGGTAGTAATGTTTATCAACTTGGAGGTGGTGGTGCTGCTCAGGCAAGTATGATGATAGAACTATTCTCAACTTCAACTGCTGTTGGTGGTGTTTGGATATTTGCATATGGTGGTGTTTAATTAAACTTATGGCTGACAACATTTACTTAGGTAACCCCAATCTAAAAAGGGCAAATACCCAGATTGAATTTACGGAAGAACAAATCTATGAGTTCTTAAAGTGTAAGGAAGACCCCGTATACTTTGCAAGGAATTATATTAAGATTGTTACTCTTGATCACGGACTACAACCTTTTAGAATGTATCCGTTCCAAGAGAAGTTAATTAGTAATTTCCACGAGCACAGATTCAATATCTGCAAGATGCCTCGTCAGACAGGTAAATCTACAACTTGTGTATCATACCTATTACATTATGCAGTCTTTAATGATAATGTGAATATTGCAATTCTGGCAAACAAGGCATCTACGGCAAGAGATCTTCTCAATAGATTGCAACTTGCTTATGAGAACTTACCCAAGTGGATGCAGCAAGGTGTTATATCTTGGAACAAAGGTTCTTTGGAACTTGAGAATGGTTCTAAAATATCATCAAACTCCACATCATCATCTGCCGTTCGTGGTGGTTCATACAACATCATTTTCTTGGACGAATTTGCATTCATTCCAAATCACATCGCTGATGACTTCTTTGCATCGGTTTATCCTACAATTTCTTCTGGTCAAAGCACGAAGGTAATTATTGTTTCTACCCCACGTGGTATGAATCACTTCTACCGTATGTGGCACGATGCTGAAAGGGGTAAAAATAGTTATGTTCCAACAGATGTTCATTGGTCAGAGGTTCCAGGTAGAGATGAAAAATGGAAGCAGCAGACGATTGATAATACTAGCGAACAGCAGTTTAAGGTTGAGTTTGAGTGCGAATTTTTAGGTTCTGTAAATACACTCATCAATCCAGCAAAACTTAGAAATCTTGTATATGAAGATCCGATCAAGAAAAATGCAGGATTGGATGTTTATGAAGAAGCAAAAGAAGAGAATAACTATCTAATCACAGTTGACGTGGCAAGGGGAATTGGTAATGATTACTCAGCATTTATTGTTTTTGATATCACAAACTTCCCATACAAAATTGTAGCAAAATACAGAAATAATGAAATTAAACCAATGATGTTTCCAAGTGTCATTCATCAAGTAGCGAAGGGTTATAATGATGCCTGGTTGCTGGTAGAGGTAAATGATATTGGTGATCAAGTTGCAAGCATTCTACAATATGATCTTGAGTATGATAATGTGCTTATGTGTGCTATGAGAGGTCGTGCAGGGCAGATTGTGGGTTCTGGTTTTTCTGGTAAGAAGTCCCAACTTGGAGTCAGAACAACTGCGGCAGTTAAAAAATTAGGATGCTCCAATTTAAAGACATTATTGGAGGATGATAAATTACTTGTATGTGATTATGATATCATCGCAGAACTCACAACATTCGCTCAAAGGGGCAATTCATTTGAGGCAGAGGAAGGTTGTAACGATGACCTTGCAATGTGCCTGGTTATATTCTCTTGGTTAGTCGCACAAGACTACTTTAAGGAAATGACGGATAACGATGTTCGTAAGAGAATTTATGAGGAACAAAAGAATCAAATTGACCAAGATATGGCTCCATTTGGATTTATCTCTGATGGTATTGATGAAATGACAAGTTTTGTAGATCATTCAGGAGATCGTTGGCATTTGGACGAGTATGGTGATCGCTCATATATGTGGGACTATTTGTAATACAGGTAATTTATAAATATTTCTAGAATACATTGGCCTTGTAGGGGAGAATAAAGATGCCGCTTAATTTAGCATCTCCTGGAATTGTAGTAAGAGAGGTTGATTTAACTATTGGTAGAGTTGATCCAGCTTCTGGTTCAATTGGCGCGATTGTAGCACCTTTTGCAAAGGGACCAGTCGACTACCCCCAACTCATTGAAAATGAGGATGATCTTTATAAAACTTTTGGACAACCATACTCGACAGATAAGCATTACGAGCATTGGATGGTGGCTTCATCATATCTCGCATATGGTGGAACATTAAGAGTAGTTAGAGCAGATGACGATTCACTTAAGAACGCATTTGTTGGAGCAGCATCAAGCATTAAAATTAAGAGTGAAGAGCATTATAACCAGTTAGGATATGATGAAAATACTATCACGAATGTAACATTTGCCGCAAACAATCCTGGTTCTTGGGCAAATGATATTAAAGTTGCCATTATTGATGCTAAGGCAGACCAGATTATCACTGGCATTAGCACATCTGGTGTTGTAGTTGGATATGGATTTACTCAAGCAGTTCCAACAGGAACCGTTCTTCCAGGTGCTGGATCAACTTCAGTGCTAAATGGATATTTTAAGGGAGTTATTACTGAGATTGGATCTGGTACACTCGGAGCAAAGATAGTAAGTCACGTTTCCACAGCAGGAACTATAACAGCAGTTGATTATCAACCATCTGGTGTTTATACACTTTCGAATACTGGAAACGTTGCAATTCATACTAATGGAGTTGGAACTGCATTCACAACAAGATCATATACTGGACAACTTGATTGGTTTGAAGAGCAGTATATTACTTTAACTACAGGAACAATTGAATGGGATTCTATTGCAAATAGACCATCAACTTCAACATATGCTGCATCTAGAGGATCCAGATTTGATGAAGTTCACGTTGTTCTGATTGATGATAAAGGAACTGTTACTGGAAATGCTGGAACAATTCTAGAGAAGCACCTTTCACTATCTAAGGCAAAGGATGGGGAGTATTCTGTAGGAAGTCCTTCATACTGGAGAAAGTATCTAGCAACTAACTCTCAGTTTATTTTTGGAGGTTCTCAACCTGTTGGTGTTGTAACAACTGGATTTAGTGCCGCTGGAAATGCCACTTTTACTCTCACAGCAGATGGTGGATGGGATCAAAATGCAGATAATGTAATCTTCAATGCTTCTGGATCAAATACTTATACACTATCTGGTGGCAAAAACTATGATGGTGGAACAAATCTAACAACTTCTGGGGCATTATCCTCAGGTCTTGATAATATCATCACTGGTTATACACTATTTGAAAATACAGAAAGTTATGTTGTTGATTTCATCCTAATGGGATCTGCCAACTATCCAAAAGAAACAGCTCAAGCACTTGCAAATAAAGTAATTGCTGTTGCCGAAACAAGAAAAGATGCAATCGCATTTGTTTCTCCATACAGACAGGCATTCATAAATGATTCATCGGTTGGAACGGTAACAGTTAATAACATTGACACGATTACAAATAATGTAATCAGTTTCTTTGCTCCTATCACATCAACAACTTATGGAGTTTTTGATAGTGGTTATAAGTATATGTACGATAGATTCAATGATACATTTAGATATGTTCCATTGAATGGTGACATTGCAGGAACCTGCGCTAGAAATGATATCAACCAATTCCCATGGTTCTCACCAGCAGGAACCTCTAGGGGTGCTATCTTAAATGCGGTTAAACTTGCATACAATCCAGGTAGAGTTCAAAGAGATAAATTATATTCGAATAGAATTAACCCAGTAATTTTCTCACCAGGATCTGGTATTATTCTGTTTGGTGATAAGACTGGTTATGGCAAATCTTCAGCATTTGATAGAATAAACGTTAGACGTTTGTTCATCTATCTTGAAGATGCTATCAGTTTTGCGGCAAAGGATCAACTTTTCGAGTTCAACGATGAGATCACAAGAACTAACTTTGTAAATATCATTGAACCATTCCTCCGCGATGTTCAATCTAAGAGGGGTATTTTTGATTATGTTGTTATTTGCGATGAAACAAACAATACCGCTGCAGTTATTGACAGTAACGAATTTGTTGCTGATATTTACATTAAACCTGCAAGATCGATCAACTTCATCGGTCTAACCTTCATTGCCACCAGAACTGGTGTTGCTTTTGAAGAAGTAATCGGATCAGTTTAATTAACTTAGAGGTTTAAACAACTATGGCAACTAGAAATCAACTAAATCCACCCCCTTTAAGAAAGATTACCGACTTCAAGAGTAAGCTTACTGGTGGTGGTGCTCGCTCAAACCTCTTTGAGGTTGTACTTTCATTTCCAGATGCTGCTCAGGCAGATGCTGCAGTTCTTGATAAAGCAAGGTTTTTGGTAAAAGGTGCAAATCTTCCCGCTTCCAACGTTGCTCAGATCGAAGTTCCTTTTAGAGGAAGAGTTCTAAAAATTGCTGGAGATAGAACCTTTGATTCTTGGACCGTAACTGTTATTAATGATACTGATTTTGCAATCCGTTCCGCATTTGAGAACTGGATGAATAAAATCAATAGAGTTTCTGATAACACTGGTTTAACAAACCCAGCATCATATCAGGCAGACGCATACGTTTACCAACTTGATCGTACTGGAGAAACTTTGAGAGCATATCATTTCTATGATGTATTCCCAACTCAGGTTGCACCAATCGATCTTTCATATGATTCTCAAGGTATTCAAGAATTTACCGTAGAACTTCAAGTTCAATGGTGGGAAGCAGTTAAAGGAAATGCTGCTAATGCAGGTGGTCAAGACATCAACTAAATAGAATATAACAAGAGTTCACAGATTATACTATGGCAAAACTTTTTGGGTTTTCTATTGACGAACCAAAAAAATCACCATCAATAGTATCCCCCGTCCCACCTAACAATGACGACGGGGTTGATAACTATATTGCTAGTGGTTTTTATGGACAATATGTTGACATTGAGGGAGTATATCGCACAGAACACGATCTGATTAAGAGATATCGTGAAATGGCAATTCATCCAGAGTGTGATGGTGCCATTGAGGATGTTGTAAATGAGGCATTGGTAAGTGATTTATATGATTCTCCAGTAGAAATCGAACTATCCAATCTTAACGCAAGCGATAGTTTAAAAAAAGTTATTAGAAACGAATTTAAATATATAAAAGAAATCATGGACTTTGACAGAAAGTGCCATGAGATTTTTAGAAACTGGTATATTGATGGAAGAGTTTATTATTTGAAAGTTATTGATACCAAAAATCCTCAATTTGGAATTCAAGAATTGAGGTATATTGATCCGATGAAGATGCGATATATTCGCCAAGAGAAGAAACCTTCCAAAAAAGATTTAGTCACACTCAACACTATTCATCAAAATGAGAAATCTATAAATGTTGAGATTGATGAGTATTTTATGTACACACCAACTCCAAATTATCCAACAGGGATGATATCTGGTGCAGGTGGACAAAAGGCAATTAAGATAGCAAAGGATTCCATTTCTTATTGCACTTCTGGACTAGTCGATAGAAATAAAGGAACTATACTCTCATATCTCCATAAAGCAATTAAAGCACTCAATCAACTTAGAATGATTGAAGATTCTTTGGTTATCTATAGATTATCGAGAGCACCAGAACGACGTATTTTTTACATTGATGTAGGTAATCTACCCAAGGTAAAGGCGGAGCAATACCTTAAAGAGGTTATGAACCGTTATCGCAATAAACTTGTATATGATGCAAACACTGGTGAAGTACGTGATGATCGCAAGTTTATGTCGATGCTAGAGGATTTCTGGCTTCCACGTAGAGAAGGTGGTCGTGGCACAGAAATTACCACTCTTCCGGGAGGACAGAATCTTGGAGAACTTGCTGATATTGAATATTTCCAAAAGAAACTTTACAGAGCACTTGGAGTTCCAGAATCCAGAATTGCTTCTGATGGTGGATTTAACTTGGGTCGTTCTTCTGAAATTCTTAGAGATGAACTTAAGTTTTCAAAATTTGTTGGACGTTTGAGAAAAAGATTTTCTCAGATGTTTAATGATATGCTCCGCACTCAACTCATTTTGAAGAATATTGTTTCCCCAGAAGACTGGGATTTGATGTCGGATCATATACAATACGATTTTCTTTATGATAATCAGTTTGCGGAACTAAAAGAATCTGAACTAGTAAATGGAAGACTAGCAACTCTTGCAACTATTGAACCATATATTGGGAAATATTTTTCTCAAGAATATGTTCGTAAAAGAATTCTTCGTCAAACTGATTCTGAAATTATTGAGATTGATGAACAGATTGAAAAAGAGATTAAAGATGGCACTTTACCAGATCCATCTACGATTGATCCGATTACAGGTCAACCACTTCCTCCAGCAGCACCAGAAGGAACTGGATATGGAACGGAAGGAATGGGTCAAAATGGTATGGATATGGGACAAATTCCACAAGAACCAACGATTGACCAACAATCTGATGCTGATATGCAAAAAGATGCCAAGAAAGCTGAAATATAAATAGAAGATAGACATATACCTAATTTTATGGAAGAAATCATCGATTTGATTGCAACAGATTCTTCAGCCTCAGATGTTAGCGATAAAATTAAACAAGTTTTATTTGCTAAAGCTGCGGAGAGAATTGAGACTGCAAGACCTTTAGTATCTTCAACAATGTTTGATGAAACTGAAGACACCTCAGAGGATCAAGAATAATGCAAATTACTAAGATTATTCTTACTGAAGAAACAACAGGAACTTCATCTGGTGCAGCAACAAGTATTAGTTCTGCAACTTGTGTTCGTTTATGTAATGCAACCAGCGGTTCTATTACCGTTGGAATCAATACAAGAGTGGGAGCAGCAACGACTAATTTTTTCACTATTCCCCAATACTCTGTTGAATTTTTACAAAAACTTCCAACAGATGTTATTTGGACAAACAGTGCAATTAAAGCAAATCAAGTAGCATTCACAAACTAAAATGAAACTCATCACAGAAGAAGTATCCCAGGTTAAGTTCATCACCGAGGGAAGAGGTACTCAAAAGAAAATGTTCATTGAAGGAGTTTTCCTTCAAGGTGATATCTGCAATCGTAATGGCAGAATGTATCCAATGCAAACTCTTGCTCGTGAAGTAGCAAGATATAATGAATCATTTATTTGCAAAGGTCGTGCTCTTGGAGAACTCGGTCATCCTGATGGACCTACCGTCAATCTTGATCGTGTTTCTCATAAAATTGTTTCCCTCGAACAAAAAGGATGCAATTTCATTGGTAAGGCACAACTTCTCGAAACTCCAATGGGAAAGATTGCAAAATCTCTGATTGGTGAAGGTGTTTGCCTTGGTGTTTCTTCTCGTGGTGTTGGATCACTTCAAATGACAAATGAAGGTCATAAAGTAGTTGGACCAGATTTTATGCTTGCAACAGCTGCTGATATCGTTGCCGATCCTTCTGCTCCTGATGCTTTTGTTCAGGGAATTATGGAAGGTAAAGAGTGGGTTTGGGAAGGTGGAATTCTTCGTGAAAAACTTGCCAAACAAACTCAACGTAGAATTAATACATTAGTTGATGAAAGAACACTTCAGGAACATAAAGTTGAATTGTTCCAAGATTTTCTTTCAAATCTTTAAATTATAAATAAATATAGATTATAACACAATCAAAACAAAAATGTCCGTTGGTAGCAATTTACAAGAAATGGAAAACGTAGTAACCAAAGACGCTGCACAAGCTGAACCAATGCAAAAGTTGTCCACGGGTATTGCTCCCGGACAAACTGGATCTTGGGAAGACTTGGGAGGCCCTACAGTCGACAATTATCGCCCAGACGATGATTCCGCAAAACTTAACACTCCTGGAGCAACTCTTGCCCAAGTCAAGAATGTTGTTAATGCAAAAGCCGCTGCAGCAGAAGAAATGAAGAGTGTTGCAAAGGAAGAATTTGAAACCGAAGAGGAAGTTCTAGAAGAAGAAGAAATCCTCGAAGCGGCTAAAGAAGATGATGAGGAAGAAGACGCACCCAAGAAAAAGAAAAAGAAAAAGGGTGAAGATGATAAGGAAGATGAAGATGATAAGGAAGATGAAGATGATTGTGGAATGAAGGAAGAGTATGATATCGAAGAAGATGTCAATGCTCTCCTTTCAGGTGAGGAGCTTTCTGAGGAATTCCAAGAGAAAGCACGCACCATCTTTGAGGCAGCAATCAAATCTAAGGTTGCTGAAATCAAAGAAGATCTACAGGCAGCATATGAAGTTGCACTTGTAGAAGAAATCGAAGCAATCAAAGAAGGTCTTACTGACCGTGTTGATGCTTATCTTGAGTATGTTGCTGACGAGTGGATTCAAGAGAATGCACTCGCAGTTGAGCACGGTCTTAAGACCGAAATGACCGAATCATTCCTTGCTGGAATGAAGGGTCTTTTTGAAGATCATTATGTTTCAATCCCTGAAGATAGATATGATGTAATCGAGAGTATGGTAGATAAACTTGATGAAATGGAAGAAAAACTCAACGAGCAAATTCAAAGAAATGTTGCTCTGAATAGAAGATTAGCAGAGTCGGTTGCTGATGTAATTTTTGCAGATGTCGCTGAGGGTCTTGCACTTTCTCAGAAGGACAAACTCGCTTCTCTCGCTGAAAATGTTGAGTTTGAAAGTGAAGCAGAATATCGTGAGAAACTGGCAACTTTAAGGGAATCTTATTTCCCATCTAGAGGTACTAGTGCTCAAAGAGATGACTCAGAGAATTTATCTGAAAGCACAGACGTGCAACTCCAACAACCAGAAGTTTCTGGAATTATGGGAGCATATTTACAAACTCTGAGTAGAGTTTCTAAAAAGTGATTTTTAGATTATAAACACTCAAACAACAACAATTTTTAAAGAGGTAAAATCAAATGCAAATGTTCAATGCAGAACAATTGCAGGAGAAGTGGGCACCAATCCTTGATTATCAAGGAATGGATCCGATCCAAGATTCACATCGCAGATCAGTAACCGCTATCCTGCTCGAAAACCAAGAAAGAGAGCTCCGTGAAGAGCACACTTTCCTTTCAGAAGCTCCAACCAACTTCACTAGCACCAGCACTGCATCTGGCACTGGTCTTAGTGGTAGCAGCACTGGCGCTATGCAAGGTTTCGACCCTGTTTTGATCTCCTTGATCAGACGCGCAATGCCTAACTTGGTCGCTTATGACCTCGCAGGCGTTCAACCAATGAACGGTCCTACTGGACTCATCTTCGCAATGCGTGCAAGATACAACAGCCAAAGCGGCACTGAAGCTCTGTTCAACGAAGCAGATTCAGCATTCTCTGGTCAGGACAGCGGATTCAATCTTACTAACGGATTCACCAGTGGTTCTGTTGGTCTTGGTACTACTACTCAACGTGGAACAAACCCAGGTCTTCTAAATCCTGAGTCGGGTCAAACTGCAACTACCTACAACGTAGGTCAGGGCATGAGAACCGATGACTCAGAAAACCTTGGTCAAGGTAGTGGTGACTACTTCAACGAAATGGCATTCTCAATCGAGAAAGTCACCGTTACTGCTAAGTCACGTGCTCTGAAGGCCGAGTATTCGCTCGAACTCGCACAAGACCTCAAGGCAATCCACGGTCTGAATGCAGAAGCTGAGTTGGCAAACATTCTCTCAACAGAGATTCTTGCCGAAATCAACCGTGAAGTTATCCGTACCATCTATGGCGTTGCTGAGTCTGGTGCTCAAGCAAACGTTGCTACCGCTGGTACTTTTGACCTTGACGTTGACTCCAACGGTCGTTGGTCAGTTGAGAAGTTCAAGGGTCTTATCTTCCAAATCGAGCGTGATGCTAACGCAATCGCACAAAGAACTCGTAGAGGAAAGGGTAACATGATCCTCTGCTCGGCAGACGTTGCTTCGGCACTCACCATGGCAGGTGTTCTTGATTACACCCCAGCTCTTAACGCTAACCTCAATGTTGATGACACTGGCAATACTTTTGCTGGTATCCTCCAAGGTAAGTATCGTGTTTATATCGATCCTTATTCGGCAAACGTTGCTTCTAACCAATACTACGTTGTTGGTTATAAGGGTTCTTCCCCTTATGATGCTGGTTTATTCTACTGCCCATATGTTCCTCTCCAAATGGTTCGTGCCGTTGGTCAGGACACCTTCCAGCCCAAGATTGGCTTCAAGACCAGATATGGTATTGTTGCTAACCCATTCGCTGAAGGAACTACTGCTGGTGCAGGTCGCATCCAGATGAACTCTAATCGTTACTACAGAAGAGTTCGTGTTGACAACCTAATGTGATCTCGGTTCACATATCTTCTCAGACCTCCCGCAAGGGGGGTCTTTTTTTATCTAAATACTAAAAAAATCTCAGATAAATGAAATCCTATAAGCAATTTTGTAAAGATGCAAATATTATAGAGGATTTGAATTTAGTTGCAAAATCTACTAAACCAAAACCTTCTAAAGAACCTTCTAAAGAAGTTCTTGCATATAAAAACTATCAACCAGGAGTTCTCGATAAATCTACTGGGAAGTTTACACAAAGAGCACATAGTGATACAGAGCAAAATAGATATGGTTGGAAACCAGTAAAAGCAAGTGTTTACGCACCAGGAGATGCCTTTACACCAAATGCAGTAACAGCAACTGGAGATCCTCACAATTGGAAAACCAGAAATGCTGCAGTTCCATTCAAATATAAAGAGGGTCAAGCACCAAAAGGACAAAGTGGAGCACCTTCAATTCCCTATGGATCGACGCTAAGAGTTACTGCAGAACCACAGGGAACAAAAACAAAAGAAACTAAGGCAAAGATTAATGATGTTGGAGATTTTGGAAAAACTGGTAATGTGAATAAAGATACTAGTTTTGATCTTTCACCACAAATCACAAAAGATATTGCTGGCACAAATATCACACCTCAAAAATGGGGAAAAAGAATGGTCTATACACAAGTTTCTTCACCATCAAATGCAAAGACTGCACCTGCACCTAAAAAATAAAAATGGCATCTTCATTAGCAAATCAAATACAAAATAGAAACTTCTTATCTCCAGTTGGATTTAAGTTTAGTTTAGCAAAAGAACCAAAGGTAGTATTTTTTTGCAATTCTACAAGAATACCAGAGATTACTTTGCAAACCAATATTCAACCATCGTATCTTAAAGATCTAGATGTTCCTGGTGAAAAACTTTCTTATGGAGATTTGAATTTAAGATTTCTTGTTGATGAAAATTTAGAAAACTATATGGCAATTCATAATTGGTTAACTGGTCTTGGATATCCAGAAACAACAGGACAATATGCAGATTTAATTATTGAGAATGGAATTAGGGATCCAAAAGATGCTTTTAGTGATGGGACATTGCACATTTTAAATAGTAACTATAAAGATAATGCTGTTGTAAAGTTTAAAGACTTATTTCCCGTTTCCTTATCTTCACTTGATTTTGATTCTACACTTACAGATATTCAGTACTTTACAGCAGAGGTATCTTTCAAGTATACTGTCTATAATATCCTAGGAACCAATAACCAACCTCTATGAATCTTGATGAAATTCAGGAGATGTGGCAGAGAGATTCTGTCATCGATCCAGACAACCTACACGATGAATCACTAAAAATTCCTCAACTACATTCCAAATACTATACCATCTACAATACAATTACTCTTCTTCGTGAGAAGGCACGAGAAACCTATAATAGAGTGCGTCTAGAACGTTACAACTACTACACAGGAAAGGCACCAGCAGAGGTCTATGTAGAGGACCCATTTCCGTATAAGGTAAGGGAAAAGGACGCAATAGAGAGGTATATGAGTGCCGATGAAAGACTTTCTAAAATTGATTTGAAGATAAAATATTATGACATTATGCTTAAGTTCTTAGAAGAGATCATTAAGACAGTTTCTAATAGAACTTATCAAATTAAAAATGCAATAGAGTTTATGAGATTTAGTGCTGGATATAATTAATTGAGAAGGCAGAAATGCCTCTTTTTTATTGCCAATAAATACCTATAACTGATATTATATGAATGTCACATTTGATTATATCAAAAAAGAATGAGGTGTATTTAACTATTCAAGCAGAACCTCATATCTATTATGAATTAAGAGACGCATTTCAATTTGAAGTTCCAAATGCCAAGTTTTCTCCTTCATATAAAAATAAATGGTGGGATGGTCGCATATATTTGTTTAATGTAGATACGAGAGAAATCTATATTGGACTCTTAGACAGAATTATTCGATTCTGTGAGGATCATGAATATACGTATGAATTCTCAAACAACAAATTTTACGGACTTCCCTTTGAGATAAATGAGAACATCTCAACGGAAGGTGTGAAAGATTATATGACTGCGATCAGTAGACACGCCCCACGCGACTACCAAGTTGAGGGAGTATACGACGCCTTGCGACATAATCGAAAATTATTGATATCTCCAACTGCTTCTGGAAAGTCGTTAATGATATATTCTGTTGTGAGATATTACGTTGAGAAGCAGCAAAATATTCTGATAGTTGTGCCGACGACTTCCCTTGTAGAACAAATGTATAAAGATTTTGCAGATTATGGATGGGATGTTGGTTCATACTGCCACAAGATATACGCTGGTAAGGAACGAGAAACTGATTCCCAAGTTATTATTACCACCTGGCAAAGTATTTACAAATTGCCCAAGCAGTATTTTTCCAGATTTAATGTAGTCGTAGGAGATGAAGCACACCAATTTAAATCCAAGTCATTAATATCTATAATGACGAAACTTTGTGATGCAAAATATCGCTTTGGATTTACTGGAACACTAGATGGAAGTCAAACTCACAAATGGGTATTAGAAGGATTATTTGGACCTTCTTATAAAATTATCAACACAGATGAACTAATGAAGAAGGGTCATCTTGCTAAGTTGGATATCAAAATACTGCTATTGAAACACCCACCAAATAGATTTGAAGTATTTGAAGATGAGATTCAATATATCATCAATCATCAAAAGAGAAATAATTTTATCAAAAATCTTGCTCTAGATTTAAAGGGAAATACTCTTGTTTTATTTTCAAGAGTCGAAGGTCATGGACAACCTTTATATGAACTCATAAATAATGATAAGATTGATGATAGACATGTTTTCTTTGTCCATGGTGGCGTAGAAACTGAAGAACGGGAAAAAGTTAGAGAAATAACCGAAAAGGAGAATAATGCAATCATCGTTGCTTCTTATGGCACTTTTTCTACTGGTGTTAATATTCGAAATCTTCACAATGTTATCTTTGCTTCTCCCAGTAAATCGAGAATCAGAAATCTTCAATCAATCGGTAGAGTTCTTAGAAAAGGTGAAAACAAAGTAAAAGCAACTCTATATGACATTGCCGATGATATTAGTTATAAATCAAGAAAGAATTATACATTAAATCATCTTATTGAGAGAATTAAAATTTATAATGAAGAGAACTTCAATTATGAGATTGTAAACGTCGCTCTTAAAAACTAATGGGAGAAGAATTTTATAGTGTAATTAAATTGGTAACGGGTGAAGAAATATTTTCTTTAGTATGCGTTGATGAAAATGATGGAGATCCTATTATTATTCTTCACAATCCTGTTATCATGAAGATAGTCAGTAATCATATCGGTCAATATGTTAAGGTAAAACCTTGGTTGGAAATCCCGGATGATGATATGTTTGTAATTAAATACGATAAGATCGTAACTATGACAGAAGTTAAAGAAGGATCAATGATTAACTTCTATAAGAGATATCTGGACAATGAAGATGTTGATATTGAATTAGATGGAAAAGTGAATATTTCCGATAAAATGGGATATATCTCTACTGTAGAAGATGCTCGTAAGAATCTAGAAAAGATCTTTAAAGATCTCAATTAATATCTAAATTATTATCTTCAAACCTAACAAAGGTATTATACACATATTTCACATACTTGTCAAGCTATTAAAGTTATGTAAAGTATGTTATAATATACATAATATTTTTTTATCCATAGAGATCAATGTTATGTCCAAAAAGAAATCAGAGCACTATGTAAACAATAAAGAGTTATTGGAGGCATTGATATTATATCGAAGCAAAGTTGCAAAAGCACGGGAAAAGTTCGTTGAGAAATACGATACAGAACCACCAAAGTCAGGACCTTGGGAAGGAAAACCTAGAATTCCCAACTACCTAGGCGAATGCTTCTTAAAGATTGCAACACATCTTTCATATAAACCCAATTTTGTTAACTATATGTTCAGGGACGATATGATCTCTGATGGTATTGAAAACTGCGTCCAATATATTCATAATTTTAATCCAGAAAGATCTCAAAATCCTTTTGCTTACTTTACTCAGATTATTCACTATGCGTTTCTGAGAAGAATACAAAAAGAAAAGAAACAACTGGAAATCAAGACTAAGATTATTGAAAGAACTGGTTTTGATGAGGTTATGATGATTGATGACAGCTTGCTTTCTGGCAGCAGTTCGGAGTATAATGCGATGAAGGACAACATCCAATATCGAAGCAATCGATGAAAATCGCAATTTTAACTGATACACATTTTGGCGCACGGAAAGGTTCAAAGCATCTTCACGATCACTTTGAACTCTTCTACAAGAATGTTTTCTTTCCTGCCCTAGAAGAGCACAGAGTAGAGACAGTCATTCATATGGGTGATGCCTTTGATAGTCGTAAGTCAATTGATTATCAAAGTCTGGAGTGGGCAAAACGTGTAGTATTTGAACCTCTTAAAAACTATGAAGTTCACATGATTATAGGTAATCACGATTGTTATTATAAGAATACCAATAGTGTAAACTCACCCAGTCTTTTACTTCGGACGTATTCAAATATTCGTACCTATAGTTCTCCACAAACCATTAAAGTTTGTGGTCTAGACATTATGATGGTTCCCTGGATTTGTAGTGAGAACTATGATGAAACTTTAGATCAAATCAAAAAGTCTAAGGCAAAAGTTGCTATGGGACACTTAGAACTTCAAGGTTTTCGTGTGAATCGCAATCTTGTGATGGAAGAACACGGAATGAATGCAAATATTTTTGATAAGTTCACTAAAGTATTCTCTGGTCATTATCATACCCGTTCTGATAATGGAAAAATCTTTTATCTTGGAAATACTTATGAGATGTATTGGAATGATGTGAATGATCCTCGTGGATTTCATATCTTTGATACCGAAACTCTCACTCATACTCCAGTAAATAATCCTCATAAATTATTTTATAATATTTACTATGAGGATACTCCTTATCAAATGTTTGATGCGACTGAGTATGAAAACAAGATTGTTAAGGTTATTGTTCGTAAAAAATCAAATTCAAAATCTTTTGAAAAGTTCATTGATAAACTTTATACTGCAGGTGTCCAAGAACTCAAGATTATTGAAAACTTTGATATTCAGGAAAGTGCGGAGTTTGAAGTTGATGAAGAAGAAAATACTATTTCAATTCTAAATCGTTATATTGATGAAGCAGAATTTGAATATGATAAAAATATCATCAAAGGAATTTTTCAAGATCTTTATAGACAAGCTTGCGAAGTTGAGTAATGTTTCTTCTCACTCTTAAAGATAAAAAAGACGATGGAGCATATGCCGTTCAAAATAGATACGGTGAAAAAGTTCTTTTTCTCTTTGAGGAAGAGGATGATGCCTTTAGATATGCTCTAATGCTTGAAGATCAAGATGAGAAAGAAATGGAAGTTGTGGAAGTGGATGGCGCACTTGCCATAATGACTTGTAGACGCTATAATTACAAATATGCAGTGATTACTTCAAACGACATTGTTATTCCTCCTAATCTGAATGATAACCTTTAAGACGATAAAATGGAAGAACTTTTTAAGTACTGGTAATAACTGGACTGAAATAGATTTCCAAAAACATAATACAAATCTAATTATCGGAACAAATGGTGCAGGCAAATCCACTGTATTGGATGCGCTTACTTTTGTGCTGTTCAATCGCCCGTTTCGTAAAATCAATAAACCACAACTTCCCAATAGTACCAACGAAAAGGATTGTTTGGTTGAGATTGAGTTCTCGGTAAACAATAAAGAATATCTTGTTCGTCGTGGAATTAAACCGAATATTTTTGATATTGAGGTTAATGGTAATCAACTTCATAAGGAAGCAGATGATCGTGCGAATCAAAAAATTCTAGAAGAAAATATTCTCAAGGTCAATTATAAGTCTTTTACACAGATTGTGATTCTGGGTTCTAGTAATTTTGTACCTTTTATGCAATTGGCTACGGCAAATCGTCGTGAAGTTATTGAAGATCTGTTGGATATTCGTATCTTCTCTGCAATGAACGCTCTTATCAAAGATAAGATTCGTATAGAGAAAGAACAGATCAAATCTTTAGAGTCTCGTAAAGAAAATCTCAAAGATAAGGAGAAAATGCAGAAAAACTTTATCGAAGAGTTGGAAAATCGCGGTAAAGAAAATATCGAAAATCGTAAGGTAAAGGTATCTCAACTTATGGGTGAAGTTGATATCCATATGCGTGAGAATTCTATTACTGAAGAGGATATCTTTAAGTTTACGAAAGAACTTGAAGAAGTAAATGGTGCTGCTGATAAACTTAAAAAACTTGGAAATCTGAAAGGTAAAATTTCTCAGAAAGTATCTGCTATCACTACAGAACATAAATTTTTTACAGAAAATACGGTATGCCCTACCTGCACTCAGGATATTGATGAAAGATTCCGCCTAGATAGAATTGCAGATGCTCAAAATAAAGCAAAGGAATTGCAATCTGGTTATAAAGACCTTGAAGATACCATCAAGATGGAAGAAGAGAGGGAGCGTCAATTCACCTTACTTTCAAAGGAGATAACGAAACTCAATCATGAGATTTCTCAAAACAATACTAGGATTTCACTCAATCAGCGACAGATCAGAGATCTTGAATCTGAAATTCAAACTATTACCGAACAACTTGAAAATCGAAATACTGAGCATGAAAAGTTAGAGGAGTTTAGAGAAAATCTGCAAAAAACATTTGAGAGTCTTTCAAAGAAGAAGGATGAGGTTGTTTATTATGATTTTGCATACTCTCTTCTTAAAGATGATGGGGTAAAGACGAAGATCATCAAAAAATATCTTCCCTTCATCAATCAGCAAGTTAACCGTTATCTTCAGATGATGGACTTCTATATTAACTTTAATCTTGATGAGGAATTCAATGAATCTATTCAATCTCCTATTCACGAAAACTTCTCATATTCCTCATTCTCTGAGGGAGAGAAAATGCGAGTAGACTTATCTCTACTCTTTACTTGGAGAGAAGTTGCAAGATTGAAGAACTCTGTAAATACAAATCTATTGATTATGGATGAGGTATTTGATAGTTCTCTTGATGGATTTGGAACTGATGAGTTTCTTAAGATCATTCGTTATGTGATTAAAGATGCGAATATTTTTGTAATATCTCATAAGTCAGAACTTCACGATAAGTTTGATAATGTTATTAGATTTGATAAGAAAGGTGGATTTTCTTATAAAACTGAATCATAGGGACGATTTTTAAAGTGGCACACGAACCCGATAGGATTGATATTTTTATAGATAGAATGCTGTCTAAACTAGACCGTTGGATCTATGGCCCACCACAAAATCTGGGAAAGTGGACGCCACCCGTCGCGTCGTCCCGACAAGGGGAAGAAGAAACCTCAGGCAATTCGCCAAGCGAAAAAAAGAATGAAGAATCTTAAGAAGCGTCTCAATCAAAGAGATGCTTCTTTTTTTATAAATACCTAAAAAAGTAGTTTTAAGATGAATTCCCAAGAACTTCGTGCTATTCAAAAAGCTTATACTCAAGTTTATGCTCCCCAAGAACTTGATGAAGCAGAAGTCCTTGCACAAAAAGGTGGTGTTCCTGGTTCTGTAAAAGTAAAACCAACATTGTCTATACCTGGAACTGATATTGGTGTTGGACCAAACAAACCTGTTCCTGGAACATTTACGACTACTACTCCAGCGCAAAGAGAAAAAATTTCTAAAGGTGATACAACGATTGATCGTGGTCTTTATAAGCAATCTAGAGTTGGAGCAGGTCCTACTGCAGATGAAAGATCTAGGTACAATACTGCAAAAGTTCAACAAGGATCTGCAGATAGAATGAAGATTGAGGAAGTTGACCTCTATGATGTAATCCTTTCACATCTTCTTGATGAAGGATATGCTGATACTGAAGAAGCAGCAACTGCTATTATGGTCAATATGAGTGAAGAGTGGAGAGATAGTATTGTTGAAATGACTGATTTTGAAGCAGGTGGTGGTAATGCTAAAATGAAAAAATCTGGAATGAGTAAAGATCAAGTTATTGCTCTTGGGCAGAAAAATATGGCAGCAAAACCTTCATCTACTTCTAATTCTGGTAGTTCTAATTCTAGTGGTGGAATAACACCAGGAGATTATAATATTAATTTTGGACCAAAAAAAGAACCAAAACAACAACCAGAACCATATACTCCACCTAGAAGTCTTACTAGAAAACCATACGGTCCAGATACTGCAAACAGTATATTCCGAAAACCATCTTATGATGTTCCTTCTTTTGCAGATATGAAGGATGATCAAATGAGATCCCAAGCACAAGATGCTGATGAGTGGTTAGTAAAAGCAGGAAAACAAAAACCTGGATATAAAGGAACTCAGAATATCGCAAATAAAACGATTGCAAAACAAAGAGCATATTACGGACAAAAGTGAAAACCTTTAAGCAGTTTATTTTAGAATCTGAAAATTCAAGAAAAGCATTTGATGCTCTTCCATCAACATCTAATGGTATAAAATCTCCTAGTATTATTGATAAAATTAAAACACAACTTAATCGTGGAGTTGATGCAATAAAACAAACAACTAAAAATGTTGGAAAAACTGCATCTGATTTATCTGGCAGGGGTGGTTATATTATTCAAGATATTGCAAAAAGAGACATTATGGACAAACCCACTGCAAAAATGCCAATATCAACTCCCAAAAATTCAAATCCAGATAATATGCCAGTTATTCGGGGTAATTATAAAAAACCAAAATATACTGATGTGTAAATGAAAACCTTTAAACAGTTTATTTCAGAAGCAGATATTGAAAATGCCCCAAACTATGATAGTAGGAAGGCAGCAATTCAAATGACAAAAACTGGATATGCTAAAGCAAAGGCAAGTGGAAATACTGAAGTTGCTGATGCAATAGGTGCCGAAGCTCATCTTTTAAAATATCCCGAGCATACTAACTACAGACCAAAATCTCCTTTGTCTCAGGATATTCCAAGAATAACACAAATGCAAAAACAATCTCAAAAAAGACAAGGATTATAAATAATTGAAAAAGTATTTTTGTAAAGATGAACTCAAAAGAATTTCGCACTCTTCAAGAATCATATCTTGCAGTATATGATAACGATATTAGAGAAAAACTAGAATTCGAGTCTTGGGTCAATAATCTTCTCGAAGAAGGTTATGATTTGAGTGATTATACTTGGGATGAGATGTATGAGCATTATATTCAACTCGATGAAGGTAGAAGAACTAGTTTGAGCGCTCTTTCTCATGAATCAGCACAGCGTAAAGCTGATAAAGAAAGAGGAAGACCAGAAGCAGAGGTTGAAAGAGACAGTAGATTAATGATGGGTCGTTTTAGACCTGGTGCTTCTCAGGAAGAGAGGGCAGAAGGTGGCCGCCAGGTACTTAAAGTAAGAAACAAAGTTCCTAAAAAGGGTGGGAAAGATATGTTTGAGCATATTTTGGAGCACCTGGTTGCCGAAGGTTATGCTGATACAAATGAAGCGGCCCTTGCTATTATGGCAAATATGAGTGACAATTGGAAAGAGAGTATTGTTGAATCTATGGATCCAGATAGTCCTGGAAACACTCATAGTCTTGCGGATGCCCATAGGGCAAATGATAAAGTTAAGGAATTGAAGAAAAAGCACGGAGACAACTGGGAGAAATTTGTCCCACGCACAAAAGTAAAGGGTGCCTGAAACCACTTTCTAAACTGGCACACTGGGGGGTCGCAAGACCTCCTTTTTTTATAAATAACTAAAAAGTAGTTGTAAGATGAATTCCCAAGATATTCGCAATCTTCAAGAAGCATATTTGAATGTTTATGAACAGGAAACTGGTAGGGGTCCTAGAATATCGGATACTTATGATATGCGAGATGCTGAGGGTGGACCTAAAGGTGGTGGAACAATAAAAGGACCAAAAATGAAAAATGTCATAAGAAAAGAAGAAACTGACCTCTACGACATCATTCTCTCACATCTAATCAATGAAGGATATGCTGATAATGAAGAGGCAGCACTCCAAATCATGGCAAACATGGGTGGAGAGTGGATAGAGAGTATTGTTGAAGGTGCTCCTGCAGCAGATGAGGCAGCAAGACGTGCTGAGCAGCAAAATGCTGTTGGTGCGGCAATTCAAGCAAATCCAAAAGCATTTGCAGATGCAGCGCGAAAGGAGGCCGCTGCTCGTGCTAAAAGACGTAGAACACATCTGGCAAATGTAGACAGGAATAATCCCTGATCATAAAACCACTTTTTAAACTGGCACACTGGGAGGTCGCAAGATCTCCTTTTTTTGTATAATACGGTCAGTTCAAAAAACACCAATGTCTGTCAATTTTGAAGTAAAGGGAATGCTTGCTCGTCTTCTAGCAACAGAAGATATTGTTGTTGAGCATAAGAAAGTTGAGACTGCCTGCTTTAATGTCCATACCAGAGTTCTTACTCTCCCGATGTGGGAAAAGGCTAGCAATAATGTCTATGATTTGCTTGTAGCCCATGAGTGCGGGCATTCAATTTTTACCGATGATATTGACTGGTCTAAAACACGCAAAATCCCCCCTCAGTTTGTGAATGTAACTGAGGATGCACGGGTTGAGAAGTTGATGAAGCGTAAATATGCTGGACTTGCTAAAACTTTCTTTAATGGTTATAAGGAGTTAAACGATGAGGACTTCTTTCAGTTAGAGAATGAAGATACTTCTACTTATAATCTTGCTGATCGTGCGAATCTTTATTTTAAAGTTGGTAATTTTCTCTCTCTCAATTTTACGGTAGAAGAGTGGGAAATTATTGACCAAATCGGTACGGCAGAAACCTTTAGTGAGGCACTAGATGCTGCTGAGGTTCTCTATAAGTATTGTAAGCAAAAGCAGCAGGAAGAAACTAAAATCAATCTAGATTCTCATGAAATTCCACAATCTGGTGGAAATTCTCCTGCTTCTGATTTCTCAGATCAACAGGAAGTTGACAATGACCAACCTGAAATAGAGAGTGGCGATGGTGCAAGTTCTGATCAAACTGGCGAACAGAAATCTCAAGAACAACAACAAAAACAAAAAGTTAAAAGTGAGCAAGGTGGTGAAACATCTGAACCTGGAGTCAAGACTGTTGGTAATCTTGAAAAAGCACTCAAAGATCTTGTGAATCTGGATGGTTGGGAAAATGTTTATTTGGAGATTCCAAAATTGAATGTGAATCAAATCATCGTAAATAAT